AACAGGAGCGGCGTGTCGGAGCCGTTCCAGCGAGAAAGCCGCCGCCTGTCCGTGGCGCTGCAATGCTCGTGGCCGGGCATCGGGGCCGATCCCCCACCCTCCTAACAAAATATAACGTGCATCGGGTAGGCTTACGCCGTCCTTTCCAGCGGTGTCCCGTAGAACGCGAGGCGATACTCCAGCTCGGCCCGATCAACCCGTTTTCGCACCTCGGAAAGCTGGCAGGCCAGCTCTGGATCGCTCGGGTTGCCTGCGCACCGTTCGACAGCTTGGTACTCCGCTTTGACGGTTTTGCAGCCAACGCTCACCGGCGATCTCAATCGGCGACCTGGGCGGTTGTTGCATGATTCCCAGTTGAAATGTTGTCTGGAGTTTTCACAATAATAACCGGGGTTAGTAACGGTCGTAACGGCGGTACCAGCACTTTGCGGCTCCCCGCATCTGTGGCTGAGGAACTTCTTCAAAACCGGTCGGACCATCAAGAAACCGAAGCCCCGGCCATTGATAGCAACGGCCTGGACTGGGTTCGGTAGACAGGCGGAAGTCTGTCCTACTTCTCGCCGGCTGCCGAGAGAGCCATCGAGAACGGAGTGCTGCTGCCCCACACCACGTTGTCGCCCCACACAACATTGAATCCGGTGGCAGTGCTGTCGCCCCAAACTACGTTGGAGCTTTGCGATTTATGATTCGGTCCCTTACAACGGCTCGAGCGGCTGGTTCGTCGCGGGCGGGAGTTTTTATCATTTCTGATAGTTTTTGGGGGTTTAGATAATAGGATCTGTTTAGAATCTACCTCATACTGGAACCATGCGAGGGGCCTCCCGCACCGCATTGTGCAGGCGCCCCCAAGCGGATGGATTCCGGTGGCAGGATCCCCCGGAAAAATACCCAAAGGAGAACATCGATTGAGAGATTCTAAGGTCGGGCCCACCTCCCCGGCACATCTCGAAGAGAGTCCCATCGTTGAGGGGGACACGCTCGAGCCCGATGGTTCCGCGAGCGCCCAGCAAAACAGGCAACGGCCGGTGCAGCGGATCGTCTCGGGGGAAGCCTCCGCGGCCAAACACAAACGGCAGAACACAGTCCGCAGAAGCATCCTGGCAGCGCTTCGCCGACTTGGCTCCCCGCCCAATCGCTGGCCGGATTTCGTTCGAGAATATTCCCAAGACTTGCACGAACAGATCGAATACGACGACCGCGTCACACCCGAGAAATTTCAGCCTCCGGACTGGGACCGGCTGGTCCAGACATACGCGGACTGGGAGAAGGAAGCCGATCAGGCATGGACCAACTACAAACGGATCTTCCGTAATATCAATGACTTCTGCGTGGAGGTGGGCGTGGACGAACGCATCGAGCCTCCAAGCCGCACACGCGGTGGGCGGACCAAGTCGGCAGATGCCGGGAAAGTGCGCAAGCGCGGCAAAAACACTCCCTTGGAACAGCGTTACGAGTGGGCGGCCAAGTACCTGCTCGGCGTTCCGCTAAAAGAGATCGCCGACGCCGATGCCGACGCGTCGACGGTCGGACGGATCGCCCGAGCGACGCTGCGGGAGGCGGGCTGGCCGACCAAACCTCGCGCAAAATTGGATGTCTGAGGTTCCCTGGCTGGCTAATCCGGCGCAGGAGGCAGTCCGGAGGGGATCGACAGCGGAACGCGGATGACGCTCGGCGCAAAAACGGCAATAAGAGCGATTGCTTATTGCCGTTTATTTTCAGTAACTTACAAGCGCACCTTGGTATCTTATCCTTTGTAACCCCATTCGTTGGGGTTCGGCATGGAATCCACGACCGATGCCGGTACGGCTGAGGTGCCGAACTAGAGTGGCATCGCAAGAGTGGAACCATCAGGCAGTCCGGATCACGAATCATGAACGCTTCTCACCGGTTCTTCGACGCTGGCGACCATCCCAAGGCAGAAACGGGGTGGCCGCCGTTCCGTAACACTACTCGTGCCCCCGTTGCAGCAAGAACCGGGGCCTTAGTCCAACACGACCACAAAACCGCCGCCATCGCAGTTCTCGCCGGAAGCGCAGGAACCGCCGAAACTACGGGCGGTGCGGCGTGACCCCTTCTCTTCGCTCGGATCTCGGCCTCGCTCACGAGGTGAAGGCCTTTTACGCAGACCCCCTAGGGTTCGTGCGGTTCGCCTTCCCCTGGCGCGAGCCCGGCACCGAACTGGAGCACCAGGAAGGTCCCGACGAAAACCAGACGCAGTTTCTGCGCGACGTCGGTACCGCGGTCCGCGAGCGCGGCTTTAACGGCCATGACCCGGTCATGCCGCTGCTCTTCGCCATCGCCAGCGGCCACGGCACCGGCAAAACGGCGCTCGGCGCATGGCTGGCGGTCTGGATTCTGTCCACGCGCCCGGACTCGATCGGGCGGGTCACCGCCGGCACCTACACCCAGCTCAAGCAGGTGACCTGGGCGGCCATCCAGCACTGGCTGCGGCTCTCGATCACGGCAGGCTGGTTCGACATCCAGGCACACGCCATCTACTCCAAAGAGCGGCCGCAAACCTGGAAAATCGTGGCGCAGACTTGCCGGAAGGAGAACGCCCAGGCCTTTGCCGGCCAGCACGCGCGCACCTCCACCAGTTGGTACCTGTTCGACGAGGCCTCGCTGGTCCCCGATGCGGTATGGGACGTGGCGCAAGGGGGACTTTCGGACGGCGAGCCGATGTTCTTCGCCTGGGGGCAGCCGGAGAAGAATACGGGCCGCTTCTATGAAATCAACTGGGGCCGGGAATCGCACCGCTGGGACCACCGCTGCGTCGACTCGCGGAATAGCCGCTTCACGAATAAGAAGCTGATCGAACAAGAGATTGCGGAGTACGGCCTCGACAGCGACTTCGTGCGGGTGCGCATCCGTGGCCTGCACCCGCTGGCCGACGCGATCCAGTTCATCGACCGGGCGCGCATCCTGGCCGCACAGCAACGCAAGATCACGCTCATAGGCGAAGAACCGCTGGTGGCCGGCTTCGATCCTTCGGGCGGGGGCGCCGCGTGGAACGTGGTGCGCTTCCGCCGCGGCCTCGACGCGCGCTCGATTCCGCCGATCCGCATTCCGGGCGAGCACACGCGCAACGATCGCTCGGCGATGGTGGCCAAGCTGGCCGCGCTCCTGCGCGACGAGCGGCCGCAGTACAAGATCGCGGCGCTGTTTGTGGACTCCGCGTACGGCGCTCCTTATGTGGAGCGGCTGCACGCGCTGGGCTTCCGGAACGTAATCGAAGTGAATTTCGGCGGCGCCTCGCCCGATCCGCACCAGGCCAACTGGCGGGCGCACATGTGGAACAACTGCAAGGAGTGGTTGCTCCACGGCGCCATCCTCGCGGATGACGAGAAGCTCGCGGAGGACCTGGGCAGCCCGGGCGCCTACATCCGGCCCAACGGCCAACTGGTCATCGAGAGCAAGGAAGCGATGCAGAAGCGCGGCCTCGCCTCGCCCGACGATGCCGACGCCCTATGCCTCACGTTCGCGCAGCCGGTCGCGCCGGCCGAACCCGAAGAGCCGCCCGACCCCGACGAAGAGGAAGGCCGATTCCTCACCAGCCGCTTCAGCTACGGCAGCGGCGCATGGATGCGATGAAGCACCTGCAAAAACGGAGAAAGAAATCCAAAACGACTTACAAAGGAAGACCCGAATGACTGATCAACAACTCAATAACGATAACCAAATGACACCACCGAACCCCAATGCGCCAGGCCAGATCCAGCGCAAACCAAGCGGCCGCTTCGCCAAAGGGACCAGCGGCAACCCCGCGGGCCGTCCGCGGGGCAGCCGCAATCAGGGGATGTTGCTCCTCGAATCGATACTGGAAGGCCAGGCGCCTCAGTTAGTGCAGAAGGCCATGGAACTCGCGCTGGACGGAGACCACCATGCGATGCGGCTATGCATGGAACGCATCCTGCCGGCACGCCGGGAACGCACCATTCGGTTGGACCTGCCGGAAGGGGACCAGCCGGCCGACATCTTGGCGGCGTTGTCCGCGATCACGGCCGCCATCACGGCAGGGCAGATCACCCCGTTCGAAGGCGAAATGCTGGCCAGCATCTACGCGCTCAAGATGAAGGCACGGCAGGAGCAGGAGTGCGACCGCCGCCTGGCGCGACTGGAACAACTCGCGGCGGAGCGCCACAGCCCAACGGGAGGAGGCGAAGCGGCCCCGGCGGTCTGACCGGGATGCACGGTGATCCAGGGATCCATCGACGCCCGGGCGGGCGACCGCAAGCGACGCGCATGACCAAGCAGCAGGAAAGACGGCTATGCCGACTGGAGAAGGCTTTTGCGCCTCCTGTGGAGAGCGCTGCCGAGCGCCTCCTGCGGCAACAGCTCGAGCGAGCGAAGCGTCGCGTCGCGAATTGGCGGAAGCGCGAGGGACTGGCGCCATTTCCAGAAGTGCCTACTGGCATCGGGGCGGGACATCGGACGATTACCGAGATCTTGCGCTTGGGCCGCGAACGGAACGAAGCCGAAGCGCGGGTGCTCCGCGCCGAGCGATCGGAGGAGGCTGCATGAGGCGCGGCGAAGCTTTGCTCGTGCGAACTGCGACCGACGGCTCTGGATTTGCGTCCGGCCGCGGCTGTTTTTCGCCTATATTTAACAGGTGTTCTGGGCCGGTCGAGTGGGGACTGCGCGCGGGTACCGCAAGGGAAGAAAAGGTTTCCAAAGGGAAAGAAACCGTAGGTTTCGTTCCCTTTGGGGCTGCGGCGCAAAAGCGAAATCCACAACCCCTGGCAACAGCCCAAACATCGCGGGAACCTGTGCACCGCCCCGTACGTTTCGTTCCCTTTGGGCTACGGCGCATAGTTCAGATGTGCCCGAGGCCACGTCGAAGCCAATCAATATTTCAAATATTTTCGGGTAGGATTATGTCACCGTGTGAGCAACTGACGGCATCCCACAATGACGTGCTGCGTATGTGATATCAAACGCTTCGGCGACGAAGTAAACGTCGAATCACCTGGGAGCGCTTTCGGGAGCC